AAAAATGGTGACTTAGTTAAAACTACGACTCTGACTGAGATTAGAGAAAAAATAAATAATTATTCAAAATTAGTTCAAGAAACTGTTGCGTAATTTAAATATTATACCTAGATTTGTAAAAAATAAAAATATGAATGGTGTAACTACTTTAATATTGAAATTATCTGGAATGTTAATTTTATGGATTACAATTATATCGCTTATGGCTGAGTATGTAATTAGTAGAGATGTAAATATTATAATACAGATAATTTCAATAATGGGTGGCCTTTTGTTAACCGTAGGGGCTTTAAATTATATGGTTAAAACAATTATTAAATTTATAAATAAATAAAAAAAAAGAAAAAAATGATTAGTACATTAATTTTTGTAGCAGCGTTAATTATCGCAGCATTAGTAGCTATCTCAACGAAAGATAGTATGTTCGAAGGAACTGGTTATAACCGTGAATTCAGATTCGTATGGTTATTGAAACCGATTGGTATCTTTATCTTAGGTATCATCTTAGCATCAGCACAACCATTCGCTATCGAAAGAATCGATGCTGGACATGTTGGTATCAAAGTAAACTTAACTGGTAACAGTCGTGGAGTTTCTAAGTATGAGTATAAAACTGGATGGGTTTTATATAATACATGGACTGAGAACATCTACGAGTTCCCAACATTCCAACAACACATTGAGTTTGAAGCACAACAAGTAATTACACGAGGTGGGTTCCCAGCGGATATCAAACCTACATTCAATTACTCATTGAAAGCTAATGCTGTTGGAGATATGTTCGTTAACTTACGATTACCAATTAAAGATATTGAACAAGGATGGTTGAAAAATGCAATCGTTGGTGCTGTGAATGACGTGGCTAACGGATGGGAAGTAGATTCAGTATTTGGACATAGACAAGCGTTTGAAGCTGCTATCGTAGCTGAATGTAATGTAAGATTATCTAAATGGTTTACAGTGTCTCAGATGCGTTCTAATATCGTTCCACCAGAAGCGTTGCAAGAATCTATTATAGCTAAAACAAAATCTATACAACAAGCAGAAGCATCTATTCAACAAGCAATTGCTGCACAAGCTGATGGTCAACGTAAAGTTGCTGTAGCTAAGGCTGACTCTGCTGAGATGATTATTAATGCATCAGCACAAGCATACTCAATTAGATTGAAACAAAAAGAGTTAACACCAAACTATATCGAATTCAAGAAAATCGAGAAATGGGATGGTCAATTACCTACTACTGTTGCTGGTTCATCAGGAAGTTTCATAAATATTAAATAAATTAAAGTTTGCTAATATTTATTAATATGATTATAATTTTTATATTAGCAAATATGTTAATGTTTTGGTTAGGTTATAAATTTGGTTCAAGAGTCAAAAAAATAAGACTAAATCAAAACAAATACTAAAGATAAACGGATTAGGACCGTCTATGGTTACAAACCATCAAAACCTCTCAGAAGTGTCGCTACCAATGAGAGGTTTTTTTTATGTCTTAGTGTTGCTTATTTAATAAAAGTTTACTATTTTTGTAAAAATGAATTTAATGGAAAATAAAGCAGAAAAAATAGTGAATGATTTACTTACTAAATGTGCTGATATTGGTTTAAATGAAAAGATGGCTCTTAACTGTAGCATTCTACATGCAAATCAAGTGTTATCTGAACAAACTACAAGTCAAAGGCAATTACTATATAAAAACGTATTATCAATACTTACCGATATGGAAAAAAATTGTATAATTGATTGGGACCTTTATCATGAAGCAAATAAAACGCCAATCACAATTAAAACTTATAACTATAAAGATTTAATTACGATTACAAAGGGTAAAAAAGGTGGTAAACCTTGCGTTAGAGACACTAGAATTAGTGTGATGGATGTTCTATCCTATTTAAGTAATGGAATGTCTCACAAAGAGATTATGGATGACTTTCCAGAACTAACTAAAAACGACATCAATGCATGTCTTGAATACGCTAACCAAATTTTAAATTATTTATTTACAAATGAAAAATAAAAATAAGATATTAGATATTGTAGGTGGTATACTAGGTGGTATACTTGTATTAGGATTATGCATCTTACCATTCTGGTCTTTAAAACAAGAAATAGATTTAATCAATAAATGTAAATATACAATTATTGACGCTAATGGTACTAAATACCATGCTAAATCATTTACAATGGTAAGAGGTGTTAAAATAATTAAACTAGTTGATTACCAAGATAGAAAAATAACTATATACGGTGTAAAAACCATAATTGAAAAATAATATGAAAGATTTATACGCAAGTTTAAACGAAAATAATCCAGCACATAAAATGGTGATGAATATTAATAAGAAAAATGAAGAGTTATATGGTCCATATCATAGTGAATGTGGATTGTTCCAAACTTTTTGTCATTGCGAGTTCCCTGAAATAAAATCCAATGAATTATCTGAAGCTAATAAAGAGATTTATTCAGATATCGAGACTCTTATTATGCATTGGTGTAATGATGGTACCAAAACTGCTGGTACATTAACTAGAAGAATAATGTATGAATTAAATAAAAAAAATATATTATGAATAATTTAGATAAACAATACACAGCATTACTACAAGATATACTTGATAATGGTCATCAGAAAGGTGACCGAACTGGAACTGGAACTATATCAGTATTTGGTAGACAGATTCGCCACAACATGAAAGATGGGTTTCCGCTTATCACTACAAAGAAAATGTACTGGAGTGGCATCGTAACCGAGTTAATTTGGTTCTTGCGTGGTGATACAAACATTAAATTCCTTGTGGATAATAATTGTCATATTTGGGATGGAGATGCCTATAAGAATTATTGTAATGATAAGAATACAGTAGGCCCATTAACAATGGCACAATTTATTGAAGAGATAAAAACGAATGACGAGTTTGCTAATAAATGGGGTGAATTAGGTCCCGTGTACGGAAAGCAATGGAGAGAATGGACTTACTTAACTAAAGAACAAAAACAAGATGTTGATGGAATAGATGAAGAAATATGTGGAGCTGATATGTGGGATGGCATTAGACATTATAGAACATTTGACCAAATCGCAAACCTAATCCATGACCTTAAAACAAACCCAGATTCAAGACGTTTGATGGTCAACGCTTGGAATGTTGGAGAATTGGATTCAATGGTACTTCCACCTTGCCATTATGGATTTCAAGTTTATACAAGAGAGTTGAGTGGTGAAGAAAGATGGGATTTATTAAAGAAGAATGTTGGTAAAGAATTATTTGATTCTTGGGTATCTGAAATAGTTCCGTTCGGTGGTGGATTAAGTGAATACTTACAATCATATAATATCCCAACCAGAGCAATCTCATTAATGTGGAATCAACGTTCAGTAGATACATTCTTAGGTTTACCATTCAATATTGCATCTTATGGATTGTTATTGGAAATCATTGCCAAAGCAGTAAATATGGTTCCTGAAGAATTAATAGGAAACTTAGGTGATACTCATCTATATTCAAATCATATTGAACAAGCCAAAGAACAAATTGGTATGGAATTGAGTAATGAAGAACGTTATAATATTTGGTTCACTAATAATTATGAGACTGGAATGGAAAGATTCTTTGACCCAAATAATTTACCAGATTTTGAAGATTCATATTACGAACCAACACCTAAACGAACTAGAGAACCATATCCATTACCAACATTAAATATCAACACAGAGTTCTGGCAATATGAAGGTGGAGAATGTGGAATAGGACCATTGGATGCAACTGGTGTAATTAAAGCATTTAGTGATGATAATTTCTGTAGATGCTTATTGGAAGAAGATATTCAATTAGGTAACTACCAATCACACCCATCTATTAAGGCTCCATTGTCAAATTAATATGGAAAGAGATTTAAATTTTAATGACGTGCTGACTGAAATTTCGACACGTTTAACTACCGTTACTTATCAAGGTGATTTATCTGATATTGGTAATGAGATTGGTCATATATTAGGTAATATTATACCTAACATGAATCAAGAAGAAATAGATACATTTATAACTGGGTTTAAACATGGTGTTAGTTTAACAAATGGAACACATTAATAATATGAAAAAAGACGAATTAATTTATTTAGCTTCACCATATAGTAATGGTAATAAAGAAACTAATTTTAAAATCATCAGTAACATTTCCGCTGACTTAACCAAAGAAGGTTATACAACCATATCACCAATAACATATGGTCACACCCTATTGCAATTTAAAGAAATGCCAGATGATTGGGGTTTCTGGTTAAACTTTTGCTTAACATTATTAACTAAATGTGATAGATTGGTTGTATGTAAAATGAATGGTTGGGAAGAGTCTATTGGTGTTGAAGCTGAAATTAGTTATGCTAGAGACCATGGTATTCCTATCGAATACTATGAAGTCACTAATGAGTATGTACATGAGATTCATAAACAAGAAGTTATTAAAAAATGGGATAAAGCTGGTTTTTTAGATGGATTAAATCTTGATAATATAACGCTACCAATCGCTAAACGTGTTTTTAACACTGGTATCCAAGATAATAAAACTGAAGAATGAAAATACTATACTATATAATTAAAGGAATATCAATGATATTATTATCACCAGTGGTTATTATCGCGATACCTGGTGCTATTTTACATTTCTTAGCAGAAGAAATTGAAGAACGTATTTATAAATAAAATAATATATGCCAAAAAAAAGAACAAAAAAAAGTCTACCAGATTTTAGTTATACTCTGGATGACCAAGGGTTTAGAATCTATTCAGACCCAGTAGTAGCAAAGGTTTATGGAAACCTAAGAAATTTATCTGACCTAGTTGAAAGGTCTCAGGATAAAGCTGATAACGAATTCCAAGATGTGGCTAGAATGATTATGGTTGATGGTAAACAAGATAAAGCTACCGACTTCCTAATTAATATCATTTGTAGTAGTTTTGAATTTATTGGTGAAGCTGAATTTGCTGGTGCAAAAATAGCAGCATGGTTAATCACTGGACTTATCGATACTTATCGTGAATCAACTCCAACAGATTTGCAAGGTGAAATTGATGATGCATGGCAAGGATTGTCAAAAGCATTTCAATCAGTATCTGATGATGTATCCGATTGGATGGATAAACCAGAGAAATATTGGGGTGTTAAATATACTTCACCATACAGCACTGATACAGCATCAATCGATGATTTAAACACTATTGATATGATTCCAAATAATTCTCAAAAAGAATTTAAAGAAGCTGCAATATTAATCGGTAATAAAGCAAAATATCTTGTAACAAAATCATTATTCCATAGAAAATGGCGTTTTGATAATATTGAGACTGGTGTTTGGTGGGATGCTTATTATACAAGATGGAATAGCAATTACCAATGGGATGGTCCAAAATATGATGGATTAAATATTCAATGTATGTTTGGTGAATGTACATCATTCGTAGACCAAATTGTTGATAATGTACTTAACAGTAATCACGCTATCTACATCTCAACTGAACACCATGAAGAGTTTACTCATAACTGGTTTAGTAACGATACTAACTATGTAGGTAACTATTACAGACAATGGTTCTTACAAGATAATAATGGTACCGCACCTGAAGATTTATTACATTGGTTATATACCGATGGGCCAACAGCAAATCCAGATGGGATAGCATCAATGTCTGATGTATTCACTAACTGGGGGTTAGCTGGTAAACCATTACCACATATAATAATAAAAGAATGTTGTTTTAAGTTTTTTTGTAGAAAAAAAATAATAAACCTTGCGTAATGTGTTTTTTATGACTATATTTGCAGTATGAAAAATAAAAAACATATTACGTTAATTGAAATGATATTATCATTATCACTATTGATTTTTATCATTTGGAATTGGAATGAATCAAGAATAACTGTTGGTCACTTCTTTTCTTTAGAATTACTCGCAATGTTGTTTTGGTACAGATACGATAACTTTAAAAACTAATAATTATGGGTTGTGATATACATTCTTACGCAGAAGTAAGAAATAAAGAAACTGGTAAATGGGAACAAGCTCTTAATTTCACTACATTAAGTGATTTTGATAAAGATTGGCATAAATGTGAAAAAGGTGACCATCCATTTGATTGGAGAGGTTATGGTATGTATGGATTCTTAGCTGGAGTTAGAAACTATAGTCACATTGACCCAATAGTTGAACCTAGAGGTATACCACCTGATGTATCAGATGCGGTAAAATCTGAATATCTATATTGGTATGAAGATGCTCATACATCATCACATATCTATCTAAGAGAACTTGCTGAGTTTGATTATACTCAAGAATTCTGGAATAGAAGAGTTACCAAACAAACTGGACCAAATAGTTGGGATGGTGCCGCATTGGCTGAAGAAGGCGAAGGTGAAGTTTTATCTATTAATGATTTTTTATCTGAAATGTTTTTTCAACATATTGAGGATTTAAAAACATTAGGTGACTTGGATGATGTAAGAGTAGTATTTTGGTTCGATAATTAATATGGATGATAGTTTTACATTAAGAAGTGGAAAATATGCTGGCAAAACTATTGAATGGTTAAGAAGAAATGACCCACAGTATTTAGAGTGGATTACCTTAAATCAACCAAGAATGTTGCAAGGACCAAAACAATCAGAGAAACCAAAAACGGAAATACCTGATGAAGAAACTGTTTCAGCAATGAAACCTAATTTAAATTTTGACAATGAAAAGCAGAAGAAAAGCAATTGAAAGCAAATTAATCGGTGAGAGCAAAACATCACCAGGGTATTTTAAATACCTATTCACTATCCAAGAAGTGGATGGTACTGTTCATGATATGCCAGCATATGGTAAAGACATGGAAGATGCATTAGAACGTTTAGTATGGGTTGAACGTTCAAATAAAAAACCTTTTAGTGTATTAGTAATTTCAATGTTACTAACAATGATTGTGGTACCATCAATTATCGCAGCATTAACTAGTGAACCATTATGGGTTATTGGTGCATTAGCAATCGCAACATTATTTGGTGTTGTTATGGTTAGAGTTGATAAATATTTTAATAAAAAATAATAATTTATGAAAAGATTACCAATAAAAATTATCAAATTTTTATCCAACAAATTAGGATACAAGATTGTGATGTTAAAAGCCAAAAATGGAACAACAACCATTGAGGGGGACAAAGAACTACTGATATACACGGATATATCAGGATATTTTTTCAAAAAAGAACCATTAAAAAGAACAATTAAAAAATAATATGAGTGATAAATTTTTAGCATGGCTTTTTGGTATATCAGCTATAGCGACTACTTACAATACATACCTATCAAATCAAGATGGTAATTTTGATGCAACATTAGGATGGATAACAGCAACATGCTTCTCGTTATCAGCATTAGGGGCTTATTTAAAATTAATTAATAAAGATAAATAATATGAAAAAGTACACAGTTTCCATACAAGGATATGGTCATGAGATTACCATCGGTTCAGTAACTGATGAGCAAAAAGAAATTCTTAGTAACGAAGAAAAAGAATTGATTGATATCGCTAACGAAGATTTAGATGATTATGGTGGGTATCATGAAATTGATAATCAATACCATAGATGGGGAGCGGTTGACCGTTATACAATTACAATTGAAGATGAAGAAGGTAATGTAGTTTTTGAAGTTGATGAAAATACTTTATATGACCACGATACAGATGATTTTGAATTAGTTGAGTCTATAGATATATACGATAAAATAAATCAAGATTTAGATTTATTGGTTTGTGTTGCACAAGAAAAAGGTAGTTTCTTTATGGGTGATTTCGAGACTGAAGAGTTTGATTTAACCAAATTAAAAATAACTATCGATACAGATATCGTAGCTTGTGACTACAATTTTAGTGACACAGTATCTGGTGTTTTCTATGATGAAGAAGAAGTGGATAACTATGGTGGTGACACTAGTGGTAAATCATTTGATGTTTATAAAAACTTTTAATATGAGAGCAAGAGATTTCGCGTTTTGGCTACAAGGCTTCTTTGAAGTTGCAAACCCAAGTACTATA